CCGGAGTTGGGTCGTGACCAGAGATCAGGCAAAGAACTTAAAAGCGGCGGTTGATAAGTTATTGGAAAGCCCGGACGTTAAGAAATTTTTGGAAGGAATGTGTCACTTCCGGAAACCTCTCTACACCGGTGAGGGCACTGACCATGTGCTTATCGCTGAGGGCAGGAGGCAGGTGTACCTGACGCTTTTGACAATCAACGAACTTGAGCCGGTGGATATTGTGGCTCTTTATCAAGAAAAAGGAGAATGACCATGCCAGACGATCAAAACCAAGGCGGTCAAGGTGACCAGAACCAAGGCGATCAAAATCAGGGCGACCAGAACCAAGGCAACCAAGGGGGTGAGTCCAAGTGGTACTCAACTCTTGAGGGTGACTTAGCAACGAACCCAACGATTCAGAAGTTCGAATCTCCGACTCACTTGGCGCGAAGTTATGTTGAAGCTCAGAATATGTTGGGTGGTGAGAAGATTATTAATCCGTTCAAGATGGCAGAAGATAAACGCGCTTCTGGGATGGCGAAGTACAACGAAGCGATTGGCGTTCCAAAGACTCCAAGCGAGTACGCATTCACAGATCCTAATGATGTCCCGGAAGGTCTGGCGTTCGACAAATCAAAGTTCGGGGAAGTGGCTCATCGTCACAGCCTTCGCCCGGAGCAAGCCGAAGGGATTTGGAAAGAGTACACCGGCGACTTCATCGGTGGGTACAAGCAGCAAAAGGAAGCGCACCAAGCGTCCCTGAATGCAGCGGAGACCGCCTTGCGTCAGGAGTGGGGCGACACGTATGACTCGAACGTGTCCCTTGCCTCGAAGTTCGTGCGGCATAAAATTAAAGATGATGCAGAGTTTGAGGCGTTGAATGCTGAAGTGTCCTCGAACCCGAAGCTCATCAAACTCTTTGCGTCCTACGGGAAAGACTTTAGTGAAAACAAGATCAGTGGGTTCAAGGATCCCGGATCGTCTAAGTTGACACCGCAGCAAGCGCAGGAGCAATACGATTCAATCGTCGGGAACATGAGCGACGACTATTACAGCGACACAAATTCTATAAGGCAGCGACGTATCGATCACGTTCACAGCCTCGTTGAAATGGGTGCAAATCCAATGAAGTCGGCATAATCCTACTCGGACGCTGATGACATGAAACTTGAAGTGCTGACAATCTCTTTGCAGACCAGCAAATGATTATTGTCGCAAAGCATGACCCTCTCGTTTGAGGACAATCAAGGCTGGCGGTAAGAAGTGAACGTAGTGAACCTTGTGAACCTTAAACGGAGGGCATGATGCCTAATACACAGTTGGAACTAAGAAGTCAGCAATATGGTAGAAATATCATGATGTTGGCGCAACAAAAATACAGTAAGTTGTACACCAACGTTATGCTGAAGACTGACATCAACGGCAAGACGTTCTTCCAAGATCAGATTGGGGAATGGTCGATGGCTCCCAAGGGTTCTTTGAATCCTGACACGCCTGAAAACGATCCTCAATTCGCAAGACGCATGGGAACGATCATCACTAAAAATGATAACCGCTTCCTTGACCGTTCTGTGAATCTTCAAATCATGAGTGACCCGAAAGCGCCTATGGCGATGTCAGCCGGTAGTTCTATCGGTCGCACGATTGATGATGAGATCATCACGTCGGCTCTCGGTAACTCTTTCTCCGGTGAGTCTGGTGGAACGGCTGTTGCATTGCCGGCTTCTCAGATCATCCTCAACGGTGGAACGAACTTGACCTTTGCAAAAGTGAAAGCCGCAAAGCAAAAGTTTGATGACAACAACGTGGAAGAAGAGGATCGTTACTGCGTTATTTCCCCGGCTGGTGTGACCAAGCTACTTGATGACACCAACCTAACGAGCAGCGACTTCAACACCGTCAACGCCATCAACAGCGGGACGATGCCGAAAGATGCTTTGTGGATGGGCTTTAAGTGGATCATCTCGACTCGCTTAACGACCGCCGCGAACATCACAAGCGGATTCGCATACCAAAAGTATGGTCTTTGCTTGGGCATGACGGAAATGCCTTTCGTCCGAACGGATGAGAGAAAAGATAAATCTTATTCTTGGCAGATATACTACGAGTTAAACCTCGGTGGAATCCGTCTTGAAGAAGTTCGTGTAGTTCAAATTGATTACGACATCACGGCGTAATTGATTCAATCCGGTGAAGGGGGGCTAATCGCCCCCCGGAGCCTTAACTTGGAGGTCATTAATCATGGCACAAGTATTAGCTGATAATGTAACAATCGTTCAAGGTCGTTCAGACTCAAAAGTTGATGACGGCAGAATACAAACAAAGCAGCGCGTGTGGACAGATACGATTGAAACGGCGGCTCTTGCTGCTGGAACAATCGTTATCGCTGATCTTCCTGTTGGTGCGAAAGTCCAGAGCGTTGAGGTTCTTCATGATGCTCTTGGAGCGATCACGCTTTCGGGTGGTGACAGCACGACCCCAGCTCGTTATTTCGCTGCGGTTTCTGCGAATGATGTTGTTGCTATCCGTAGTGGCTTGGTTGATGGATTCAACTATGTCATTGGAACCAACACAGGTGACAACCTCATCTTGTTGACGAACTCCGGTGCCGCAACTGGAACTATCAAAACGGCAGTCAAATACACTCTGAGCTAATCGGAGTTTCGGCAAGGGGCGTGGGGCTTTTTCGCGCTTTTTTCTCTCCACGCCCCCTCTGCCACCAAGGAGGATTTAGATGGCAACAAAAGTCGAAATTATAAACAGGGGTTTAGCTCTTGTCGGGCTGAACAAGATCACCAGCATCACGGACGGATCACCCGAAGCTGAACTTGCCTCGCAGATATATCCGACTTCGCTTGCGACTCTCCTTGAGGAATCAATGTGGTCATTTGCAACGAAGCGCGTCAACCTTTCTCAGACAACCATTACGCCGGCGTGGAACACCCGAAGCATGAACAAGGTGTACACGAAGCCGGCTGACATGATTAAAATTTTTAGAACTAATCCACCGACTGCCTTCTGGCGCGTTGAGGGTGACTACGTTCTCTCCGACCAGATTGGCCTCGGAGTTCTTTACGTTTATTTGAATGAGTCAGCGCCAAGTTATCCACCGAAGTTCGTGGAAGCGCTCGCGGCAAAGTTCGCAGCAGACATCGCATACACAGCACTGAATGACCCGAAGCGCACAGAGGCTTTGATCCAAAACTACGAGGGCATTCTCTTGCCGAAAGCACAGTCCTCTGACTCTCAAATGGGAACCGGCTATCTCCCGGACGATAACTATTGGGTTGATGCGAAGTACACCAACGGCTCGAGGAAATCTCAGTATGGCTTATAGTCCGTACTTCTCATCGTGGGCAAAAGGGGAACTCAGCCCACAGCTTTTTGGTCGTGCTGACATCGAGCAGTATTCAACCGGAGCGGCGGAGCTGACGAATTGTTTGGTGAGACCCTACGGTAATGTTTTAAACCGGCCCGGGTCTGAATTTATTGCAGAGACAAAGTTTCAAGCCAAGGACACCCGGCTCCTTGAGTTTGTGTTCTCTGAGAGCGATTCGTTCGTGATCGAGTTCGGTGATTTGTATTTCCGGTTCTATACGCTGGGAGCACAGGTGCTTATTGACTCCCCGGCAGCTTGGATCACAGCAACAGCGTATGTGGTCGGTGACTTCGTGACTGAGTCGGGCTTGGAGTATTACTGCGTCGAGGCTCACACCGCCGGAGTATTTGCGACAGACCTTGCCGCGGTGAAGTGGGTGCTTCAGTCTATATACGAAGTGCCGCATCCATACACAGAAGCCGAGTTACGTGAAGTGCAGTATGTCCAGCAAAAGGACGTGCTTTATATGGTTCACAAGAACCACCCGGTTGCGAAGTTGAGTCGGTTCGGGCCTGATGATTGGGTCTATGAAGAGATCGATATTTTAGGTGGGCCTTTCCTTGAAACCAATGCTGATGACACGAAGACCTTGACCGCATCAGCAACCACCGGCACCGGCATCACGATCACAGCGGTTGGGCACGCGCCATTCCTTGCGGCCCACGTTGGCACGTACTGGCTGATCGGCTCGACGGTAGGCACAGATCCGGCTATTCAAGGATATGTCATCATGACCGGCTTCACGAGCACGACGATCATGACAGCTGATGTGATTGAGACATTGAGCACCGCAGTAGCAACGGATGAGTGGGCAGAGGGAGCGTGGTCGTCGATAAGAGGTTATCCTCAGACGGTCACATTTGATAAACGTCGGTTGGCGTATGGCGCATCCACGTTCGAGCCGCAAAAACTGTGGGAGTCAAAGCCATTTATTTATGACGATTTCACGGTGGGGGACTTAGCTGATGACGCGATTAACATTGAAGTTTCCTCTGACCAATCCAATACCTTCAGGTGGCTCTCCCCCGGGAACGTATTGGCCATTGGCACATTCGGTGGTGAATTTGTCGTTAGCTCTGGTACTCAGGGGGAAACACTCACACCGGCAAACGTCAACGCACAGCCTCAGTCTTCATGGGGATCTGAGCCAATCCAGCCCCGACGCATTTCAACTTACACATATTACGTGCAGCGTGGTGGACGAAAGATCCGCGAATTATATTATTTTTGGGATCTCGATACGTACAAATCTGCTGACATTACAATCTACTCTGAGCATATCACAGAGAGCGGAGTTGTTGAATTGATCTACCAGCAGAACCCCGACTCGATTCTGTGGTGCGTCCGGGCCGATGGGAAACTCGCGTGTCTCACAAGAGAGACCGACCAACTCATCATGGCGTGGACAACCGTTGAAACCGATGGCCTTTATAAATCCATCGCCTCGATCCCCAATTCCACAGAACCTTATGACGAGGTTTGGGTCGTTGTCACCAGAGAGATTGATGGCGGCACGAAGCGATACGTCGAACTATTTCACAACCAAATTGCACCTGACGATCAGCAAGAAGCGTTTTATGTTGATGCAGGTCTTTGCTTTGATGCCTACGCCCTTACCACCGGAGTCACCCTCACATTGGGTGCTCTCACCGGAACGGGGATTACAGTTACGGCAGGGAGCGCGTATTTCACAGCCGGTATGGTGGGGCGCAGGATCAAAGCATACGTTGATGGAGTGCTGCTCGGTGATTTGAAAATTACAGGGTTCACTTCCACAACAATCGTCACCGGTGATGTCCGGCTTGATTTTAGTTCGCTGACGTATTTGGCGAACCAGTGGGGCGTGTCAGTTACCGATCTCTCCGGTCTCGATCACTTAGAAGGCGAGGAGGTCGTTTATCTCGCTGACGGTGGCGTGGAGAATTTTGAAGACAGGCTGACGGTGGCCGGCGGCGCGATCACGATGAACTCGGATTACTTTTATATTTGCGTTGGCAAGTCTTACGAATCATATCTCACGACATTGCCACTAAGCACCGACATGAAAACGGGAACATCCATCGGCCAGAAGAAGCGCATCAACCAGATCGGCGCGAAGGTCGACCGGTCGCTTGGTGTTGAGTACGGGAAAAACAAGACCAGCTTATTCAAATTCACAACAAGGGCACAGGCTACTTTGCTCGGGACTCCGGAGCCACTCTACACCGGCGAATACAATGGGCAACTATTTCAGGGCACAGTCGATTACACAGCGCAGATCACGATTGCACAACGCAGGCCGCTTCCGATGAACTTGCTTGCGATAATGCCGGTCGAAATGACGCACAATAAGTGAGGTATTAAATGGGAGTCGGGACAGCGATTTTAGTGGGGGCGACAGTGTTCTCGATGGCCTCGAAATACGCTGAGGGGAAACAGGAGCAGGCAGCGTACGAGTACAACGCAAATCTGATTGAAGGTCAGATTTCGAACATCGATGCCGCGCAACGTGTCCAACAGCTCAGGTCGTATGATGACCAGCAAAAGATGGTGTCAGCACAGATCGTAGCAACAGCAAGCTCGGGGATTGAGTTGACCGGAAGCCCAATGGAAGTCATTAACGCTGACCTTGCCCGAAGTGAGTTTGACATCGCTGTGGACAATTACAATTTTGAAGCTGAAAAAACGAGAACGTACAACCAAGCCCAGCAGCAGAGATACGCAGGCAAACAAGCATACCGGTCAGGTATCTTGAATGCGGTGGGAGCCGGTGCTCAGGGCGTCCAATCGGCTTATGCTTACCGGGGAACGTCGGGCGAAAAACCGCTCGGAAGGAAACAATAATGCCTGAGCTTCCAAGATATAGCCAGAAGTCAACGCTTCCAGATTCACGATCCACAGGCGCACAGGTTGATGTCAACCAGACAACGAGAGTGACTCGTGCCGCTGGTGATGCTGTCCAGAAGATCGGCGCGGCAAATGAAATGTTCATGAAGCTGAAGATGGCGAACGAGGTCTCTGAGGCGAAGATAAGGTCGGCACAGAAGATGGGCGAAATGCAGATAGATATTGACCAGAATCCACAGGACTGGACGCCGGAGAAAGTTAGCGGACGGCTGACCGAGATTGGGACTGAGTCCTCCTCGGGATTCAGCTTTCAGGCCGGGAAGGATTCGTTTGCAAACGATTATAAACTTGCGGCAATCGCCAGCGAGGTAAAGAGCAACCACACGCTCCGGGCGTATCAAATCGAGAACCGTGGGATCAATCAAGCCGCCGAGATCGAGACTGTCTACGGTTTAGATCCGGTGCCGAGAAGCGGCGCGCTGAAGCGTATCTTGAAAGAGAGCCGTGAGCTTGGAATGTACCATTCTACTGAGGCGACCGACGCGATCGCGTTAGAGCAGGAGAAGAAGTGGGAGATCCGGGACATCAACAACACCGCGGTCACCGACCCGGACACAGCCGCGACCATGATTGAGGCGATGACCCACAACACAG